TTCGATCAAATAAAGACCCAAATCAAAAATTATCTTCGTGCAAACAGCACATTTACAGATTTTGACTTTGAGGGGTCGAATTTTTCTGTCTTGATCGATACTCTCGCATATAATACGTATATAACCTCATTTAACGCAAATATGGTGGTTAATGAGTCATTTTTAGACTCGGCAACACTACGGGAGAACGTCGTTTCACTCGCAAGAAACATTGGTTATGTACCACGTTCCAGAACGGCAGCAACAGCGGATATAAGTTTTGAGGTAGTAACTAAAACACCAACTCCTACAATGACTTTAAAGGCGGGTTTGGTGTGTACTGGTAATTTTGATGATACTTCGTACGTATTTTCGATACCCGAAGACATTACAACCACTACTACAAATTTTAAAGTTACTGAAACTGATTCACAAGGTAATAATATAGAAGTAGATCGATATAAAGCTACATTTGGTACAAATGACTCTCCAATTAAGATTTACGAAGGTACATTCATAACAAAAAAATTTACATATGATGGATCATTAGACCAAAAATTTATTTTAAATAATTCTTTCATTGATACTTCAACTATTGTCGTATTTGTGGGAGATAGAGAATATAAAAAGGTAGATAATATACTAAGAGTTGATAAAGACTCAGAAATTTTCTTATTACAGGAAGTTCAGGACGAAAAATATGAAATTTTATTTGGTGATGGGTTAATTGGAAGAAAACTTGAAAATGATGCGGATATTACCGTAAGTTACATTACAACAAATGGCACATCAGGTAACGGACCTGCATTTTTCTCATTTGCTGGAAATGTTGTAAATTCCACCGAGATAAGTGTAACTCCTGTCAGTACTCCAGCCGTCACAACAATTACCTCAGCTCAAAATGGTGGAGATATTGAGACAATTGACTCAATTAAGTATTTTGCTCCTCGTTTATACTCATCTCAGTATCGAGCAGTAACTTCAAGAGACTATGAGGCAATTGTTCCTTTGATTTATCCGAATACTGAGTCAATATCAGTAATTGGTGGTGAAGATTTAGATCCACCACAGTTTGGAACTGTTTTTATATCAATAAAACCTAAAAATGGTGAATTTATATCCGATTTTGATAAAGTTCAAATACTTAATAATCTCAAAAACTATTCTTTAACTGGAATTAACCAAAAATTAGTTGATTTACAGATATTATATGTTGAAATTGATTCATTTGTATATTATAACTCATCTCAAGTTACAAATGTTGATGATTTAAAAACTCGCATTACAAGTGCCTTAACAACTTACTCACAATCAAGAGATGTTAATAAGTTTGGTGGCAGATTCAAGTATAGTAAAGTTTTAAATGTGATTGATACTGTTGACAAAGCAATTACATCAAATATTACACGAGTCACAATTCGAAGAAATTTGCAAATTCTTCCAAATCAGTTTGCTCAATATGAATTGTGTTTTGGTAATGAATTTAATGTAAAACCAGGTGGATTTAATATTAAAAGTACAAAATTTACAATTGCTGGAGAAACAGGTGAGTGCTTCTTAACAGACACACCAAACGCAGACCTAAAAACAGGAATTATTTCAATTGCTAGAATAGATCCAAGAAGTAATACGGATAGTGTGGTAGCTCAGTCAGCAGGAACAGTTGATTATGTAAAAGGAGACATAAATTTAACAACAGTCAATATTACTTCGACAGCAAGACCAAATAATGTAATTGAAGTTCAGGCATTCCCAGAATCAAATGATGTCATTGGTTTAAAGGACATATATCTTGATTTTAGTATCAGTAATAGCACAATAAATATGGTAAAAGACACTATTACTTCTGGTGAGAAGATTTCTGGTGTAGGATTCAAAGTAACATCTAGTTATAACAATGGAGAAAAAATTAGAGGATAAAATATGATCACAACTACTGGAGGATTAGATACTAGAGTTAATATACAACAAATAATTGAAAATCAATTACCAGAGTTTCTATTATCTGAGAGTCCTAATTCTGTAGAGTTTTTTAAAGCATATTACCTCTCCCAAGAACATCAGGGTGGTACAATTGATATTATTGATAATTTAGATCAATATTTAAAATTAGATAATTTAACACCTGAAGTAGTTGGTTCTGGAACAACTCTTTCGATTGGAATTGGAACAGATGATAAGACAATATTTGTTGATTCTACAAAGGGGTTTCCTAAACAATATGGTCTTTTTAAAATTAATGATGAAATCATAACTTACTCTGGTATTGGTTCAACTTCATTCACTGGATGTATACGTGGTTTTTGTGGAATAACAACTTATAATTCTCCTGATAATCCAGGTCAATTAATATTTTCAACTTCATCTGCGAATGTTGGACTCGCAAATACAACTGTTACTAATCTAAGTTCTTTATTTTTAAAAGAATTTTATAAAAAACAGAAATTTTCCTTAACACCTGAATTAGAAAATTCTACCTTTGTACCTTCACTTAATGCTGGTAATTTTATAAAAGAAGCAAGTACCCTCTATCAATCAAAAGGAACCGAAGAGTCTTTTAGAATACTATTTAATGTTCTATATGGAGTAAATCCAAAAATTGTTGATTTAGAATCTCTTTTATTAAAACCATCAGCTGCTGAATTTATTCGACGTGAAGTTCTGGTATGTCAAATAATAAGTGGTGATCCTCTCAAATTAAAAGGTCAATCTGTTACAAAATCTACAGATTCGGCAACTAGAGGTGCCGTTTCTGACGTTGAACCACTGACAACTAAAGAAGGAAATTTACCTCTACCAATATATTACAAAGTAAGTTTATTTGTTGGTTTCAATGATGTTGATCTAATAACTGGAACATTCACAATACCAGGTAGAACAAGAGTAATTGGAAATACTGGTGTTGGTGCAAGTGTCGTAACTGTAGATTCAACTGTTGGATTTAATACATCTGGAACGTTTATATCTGGTATCAATACTGTTACATATACAGACAAGACTATAAATCAATTTTTAAATTGTTCTGGAATTACATCTGCAATATCAACATCAACTGATATTAGAGCTGATGAAGTAATTTTTGGATATGAGAACGGAGATCTTAGTAAAAAAGTTGAATTAAGAGTTACTGGAGTAATATCAGACTTTAAACCAGTGACTGATATAATATTAACTACTGAGGGAGAAGAAGTTGGTATTCGAAATTTAGGAGAACAGGTGTTAAATCCTGAAACAGATAAGTCTAAAAAACAGATTAATAGTAATTCATGGATTTACAATACTGCTTCTCGTTTTCAGATAAAAACACCATATAATGCGTCTAACAAATCAACTCCAGAATTACTAACTGATGTAGATAAATCGCAACTAAGAAAAGGTGATAAGGTTGAAATATTGGTTAGAAATGAACAAATACCAAAAGCAACAGCTGTTGTAGATAGTATAATTAATGCTAATCAAATTAACTTAGGATCTCTCACACCAAATACTTTTGTTCCAGCTTTTGGTCAATTGTATGATATCCGAAGACAGTTAAAAACGGCATCTAGTAGTAATATTCCTTTAGAATTTGGAAATGATACTTTAACATCAGATGTAACAAATGTATATGTAGAATCAACTAAAAATGTATACGCAGCATCAAATTCATTACCATCTTATGAAATAGAAGTTGGAGTTGCTAAAACAAATGCATCAGACGTACAAAATTTTAACAATATTTCAAATAAATTCTCTGAAATTTCTTTTGGTTTAGATGTGCCGTTTATCACAGGTGATGAAGTAATATATGAATCAACTAATGATCCGATTCCAGGATTAGAATCAGGAGCAAAATATTTTGTAAGGGTTAGACCACCAGTAGGTAAAGTTAGTAATAAAATTAATCTTTATGTATCTGCTTCCTTTATTGCTAAAGACTTAGAAGAGGGAACCAGCACATTTGTTGAATTTGGTGATCTTCCAACGGGAACTAAGGCTGGCACACATAAATTTATACTATCAAGACATAGTTCTGAAGTAATAGGATCTCAAAAATTATTAAAACAATTTCCAACTGAACCTAACATTGAAAATGGTAATTCAGTTAAAACATTACCAGGAAAAACTGGAATGTTAATAAATGGGGTTGAAATAAGTAACTATAAATCTACTGATAAAATTTATTCAGGTCCTTTAACAAAAGTTTCTGTTTTTAAAAAAGGTAAGAATTATGATGTAATTAACCCACCAACTGTAACAATATCTGATTCTCCAACTGGATCAGGAACAACAGCTCTTGTACAACCAGTTATGATTGGAGAAATAATAGATGTACAGGTAGATCAACAAAATTATGACATAGACAGTGTTGGTTCAATAACCGTTAAGGGTGGTAACGGAACTGGATCTGTTTTACAACCAATTGTTACCCAAAGATTTAGAGAAATAAGTTTTGATGGGAGACAAAAAGTAAACGCTGTTGTAGGTGGAGTTGATATTGATAACGAAACTATAACTTTTAATACAACTCATAATCTAAATGATGGTCAAGCTTTAGTTTATGATAGTAATGGTAATCCTCCAATTGGAATTAATACTGGTGGATCAAATCTTGCTAAAGTAGGAATTGATACCAGTCTTCATGATGGGGCAGTATATTATCCAAAAATTGTAGGTGTAGGAAATTCTATAAGATTATTTCCATCTAAAGTAGATTTTATCGCTGGTATTAACACTGTAGGATTTACAACAATTAATACAGGTGGTGTTCATAAATTTAGATTAAAAGATGGTAAAAATCATTTACGTTCTGTTAAAGTTTTAAAATCTGGTCAAGGATATGCAAACCGAAAATTACATGTAAAACCAGTTGGAGTATCAACTATTAGAGATAGCATTTCTTTTGAGAGTCATGGTTTTAAAAATAATGAATTAATTCAATATTCAGTTGAATCTGGAGGAACAGTAATATCAGGTTTGTCAACAGCAAATCAATATCGAATTATAAAACTTAATGATGATGAATTTAGAGTCGCTAATGCTGGTATTGGTGGCACCATAACATCTAATTATGAAAGAAATAATTATATACATTTTAATAGTAAGGGTGATGGTCATCAAATTTTTGAATATCCACCAATTGAATTAGTAATTGATGCAAAGTATTCTAAAGTAGCAATAGCATTAACAGAATCTTTAGTATTAACACCGATTGTAAGAGGAAGTATTGATCAAGCTTATTTGTATCATACAGGAACAGGATATGGATCAACAGTACTAAATTTTGAGAAAAAACCAGTTATTACTATTAAAATTGGTGAGTTAGCAATATTTAAACCTATAATCAAAGAAGGTAAAGTAATCGCTGTTGATATTGAAAACCAAGGTCAAGATTATAGTGCTCCTCCAGATCTTCTTGTTGAGGGAGATGGTTTTGGAGCATCTTTAAGAGCGATAGTAGAAAATGGTAGAGTTATTAGTGTTAAAATTTTAAATTCAGGAACTGGATATACTACAGAAGAAACTTCAATTCTAGTAACTCCACCTGGTTCTGAAGCACTATTAGAACCTAATGTTAGACAATTAAATGTAAATTTAGCTCGAAAAAATGTTAAAGAAAACGATGATCCAGATAAATCAGATATCGTATCTGAGTCTGGAGTAGACAGTTTAGGATATTCATTTGTTGGGTATTCGGCTGAGATTGGTAAAGAACAATTTGGAGATGATGGTAGCACACACTCACCTATTATTGGATGGGCATATGATGGAAATCCAATTTACGGTCCATATGGTCATTCTGATCCGATGGATATTAACTCTAATATTATTTTACTAACACCAGGATACGTTAGAGATATTGGAAATGTAAATGATAGACCAATTGGTTTTCCTGATGGTTTCTTTATTGAAGATTATAATTTTGATGGAAGTGGTGATTTAGATGATAAAAATGGTAGATATTGTAGAACTCCAGATTATCCAAATGGAGTATATGCTTATTTTGTCGGAATATCTACAAACTCAAAAACTAGTACACTCGAACCAAAATTTCCTTATTTCATAGGTGATAGTTATCGTTCAGATCCACCAGAAGAAAATTTTTCAATTAATCAAGCTACTTACGATTTTAATAAAAAAACAATCGCAAGAAATACATTTCCATATAAAGTTGCTGATCCTTTTGCCAATAATGACTTTATAGTAGAATCTAATGAATTAGTAGATCAAATTTCTTTTGTAGACTCTATTTCAAAAGGAGTGGTTGATGATTTTGATATTATTGAATCTGGTTCTGGATATAAAGTTGGAGAAAATGCATCTTTTGATAATACAGGAACAAATGGTGGTGGATTAACAGCATCTATAAAATCTTTAACTGGAAAAGATGTTTTAAATGTAAACACTAATGTTGAAAATTGGCAGAATGTAGTTTTTATATGGGAAAGTCCAAATAAAGTTTCAGGTTATATATCAACCTCACATTCATTAAAAGAGAGAGATAATATTATTGTTTCTGGACTATCAACAACTATTTCGGGTTTAACAAGACATCATCAGATTGGTATTACAACATCAGTTGCTTATCTTTATAAAGATCTTGGTAGTAGTGGTACTGTAGGTGTGGTTACAGACATTTATGTTTCAACAATACCTAGTTTTGTATCTGTAGGAGATAATATAGGTATTGGAACTGAAAAGTTAAAGGTATTAAATGTATTTGATGATCGAAATATTTTAAGAGTCACAAGAGGAATAAGTGGAGCAGCACATTCTTTATCAACTCAAGTTAATTATCTTTCAAATTATTTTTCAATACCAGTTAAAACATCTTATTTTACATCAAGAGCAAATGATGTAGTCTATTTTAATCCAAATGAATCTATTGGAGTGGGAACAATCGCTGGTGCTGCAACAACAGTTAATGTTGGTCGAGGAACATTAACTGTTCCAATATCAATTGATGCTCAGAGTATATTCCTTCCAAATCATCCATTTACACAAAATCAAAGGGTTTCGCTCAATATTCCAACTACTGGAAATAAACTTTCTATATCAACAGTTTCAAATGCATCACCGACAGATATACCACTTGGTAGTAATACTAGTATTGATGTTTTCATTATCAATAAATCTAAAGATTTTATTGGAATAACAACTCAAATTGGAATATGTACAAATGGTGTTTTCTTCCATAATAATTCATCAGATATGGATACTTATTTCTTTGAGTCTGACTATACTCAAGTAACTGGTAAGATTGAAAAGGTTGTTTCTACGGTATCAATATCAACCTCAATATCAACCTCTCATGGAATGTTGAACAGTGATGTAATATCTTTAAAAATAAATCCAAGTGAAACCATTGGTATTGGATCTTCAACTGCTGTTAGAGTTAAATTTAATTCAACCGAACAAAAATTATTGGTTGATCCTGTTGTATTTGGTGCTTCAAGTGTAAACACAACCACAAATACTATTAATATAAGTTCTCATAATTTAATAACTGGTCAAAAAATATTCTATGATGGTGGAAATAATCAAATAGCGGGATTATCAACAGGAGTATATTACACTTATCGTGTTGATGATAATAATTTTAGACTGGGTGATACAAGAAAAGATGTATTGGATGAATATCCAATCATAGTTAATTTAACAAGCACTGGAGGATCAAATCAAGAATTTTCTTTAATCAATCCACCAATATCTGTTGTTAGAGATAATAATTTAAAATTTGATTTAAGTGATAGTTCTCTCACAGGATATGACTTTAAACTTTTTTATGACAGTAAATTTAACAATGAATTTGTTTCTACTGGAACAACTACAACTAATTTAATTGTCCAAACAGGAACTATCGGATCTGCTGGTGCTTCATTTACATTAAATCATCATACTGAAACTCCAAATTTAATATATTATACATTAGAAAAATCTGGATTTATTAGCACTTCTGATATAGATGTTGTTAATTTTTCTCAAATTAATTACGAAACAAGTCCATATAATGGTGAATATAATATATCTGGTGTCGGAGTAACTACTTTTGATATTTCATTAAAATCAGTTCCAGATACTTTAAGTTATACAAACTCAAACACTAATACACTTAAATATTCAACCACATCTAAAACAGCCACAGGTGGAATTGATAAAATGTCAATATCTTTTGGTGGAATTGAATATAAAAAATTACCAAAATTTACTGGAATTACATCTACAAACGGAATTGATGGTAATATCTCACCAAAATCAAAAACAGCAAACAGAATTACCAGTGTCAATATTATTAACCAAGGATTTGAATATGCCTCTGATCCAACACTAAGACCTGAAGCTCTTATATCTCCAATCGTAACTATTAGAGATTCTGGAACTCTCACTGGTGTTTCTGTTGTTACTGGTGGAAAAAATTACATTATACCTCCAAAATTAATAGTTGTAGATCCAACTACAAATGAAAGAGTTGATAATGGAATGTTAGATGCAATAATGTCATCAGGTGGTGTTGTTGGTGTTGATGTTGTAGACCGACCAAAAGGTCTTTCTTCTTTAGAACAAAGAATTGTATCTATCGATAATACAAATGGTATTACAATTGATACTGTAGAGTATGATGCTGGAAATAATAGAGTTACTTGTACTTTAGCAACTCCAACATTAGGTTTTAATGAACCACCATTTGCGGTAGGAGACAAAATATTTGTTGAAAATATTGAAAAAATAGGAACTGCTGGAGATGGATTTAATTCAGATGATCATGGATTTAAATTTTTTACAGTATTAGATAATACACAAGGATCTGAATTAGATGCCACTCCTGTAAAAGTTGCCTTTAGTTTAGATACATTTACAAATAATCCTGGTGCACCAGTTCTTAATCAAAGTGGATATTCCATAATGGTCAAGGAATCAGATGTACCATCCTTTACATCTACTCAAGAATTGGGTCTCTTTAGAGTTGGAGAAAAAGTCTCAGTTCTGAATAATAATTCTTTTATTCCAACTGATTTAAAAATAACAAGTAGTGTAGCTAACTCAATAAAAGTATTTGGTAAATTTAGATTAAAATTGGGTGATAGAATTAAAGGTGATACAACAGGAACAAGAGCTACAATCAATACTCTAGTAGAAAATTTAGCAACTTTTGATATTGATTTTGCTTTAAGACGAGATAGTGGATGGAATGATGAAACTGGTAAGTTAAGTTTGGATAGTCAAGTTTTACCTGATAATGACTATTATCAAAATTTATCATATGCTGTTCAAAGTCCACTTGAATATGACTCATTAATTAACTCTGTAAATAGTTTACTTCATCCAAGTGGACTTAAAAATTTTGCTAATGTTGGTATAGGATCAACAGCGAAAGTTGGTATTTCAACTGATAATAATATTACTGTAGTAAATCAAGACTTAATTACTAATACTAGAGTTGATGAAATTAATATATTTGATAATGCTAAAGATATTGATGTATCACTAAACAGATCGAGATTTTTAGAATTAAAATCTAAAAAATTAACTAGTTATATTGAGTGTATTACAAATAGAGTATTAAAAATTGATGATATTAGTTCTGAATTTGCAAGTTCATCGATTCTTGGAGAAAGAAGTGCTAATATTATTGTAGATTCCGAATATGCCAATCTTTTAGTTCAAACTATAGATAGTTTAACAGGTGATATCCAAGCTACTGAATTAACTATTTTTAGAGATTCGACAGACATATTTACATTAGAAAAAGCTAATTTATCAAATACAAGTAATTCCCTTATTGATATAGACAGTAGAATTGAAAATAATTTATCTCTTGTATCAATAAATCCTAAAGTAGTTAACTCTAATTATGCAATTAAAATTTATAATACTACATTTAATAGTTCCCTAATAGGAATATCTACACAATCCATTGGTTTTATTGATTTGGTTGGTGTAACAACCACCGTGGGTATTGGATCTTCTACTAATATTATCTCAGTTAACAAAGATGAATTAGATGCATATAAGGCAAATTTTGAAATAACAGAAATATCCACAGATGAAAAAAGTATTGTTGATTTATATCTAACACACGATGATACTGACACCTATAAAGCAGAAGTATTTACAGACACTGGATCTCTAGCATCATTCTCATCTAACTTTATAGGAACTTTTCATTCAAATATCACTAATGGTGTTTTACAATTAAATTATGAAAACACAAGTAGTAGTCAAGTTTCTGTAAAAACTAAAATTGTAGGATTTGGAACAACTGCTTCTGGAATTTCAACTCATCGTTTTAAAGATCCAGGTCAAGCAGATGGTACAGAAAGATCAATGAGAATGGAATCTTCATTCCTTAATATTGGAGTTTCAACTGGAGGAACTGCTTTTGATAACACTACACCTGGTGTTTATGCTGGAGATTCTCCATCTGGAATTAGTTCAACAAATGTATCAACAATAAAAAGTAATATAAGAGTTTCTATTGGAGAAACAAGTGCTATTCATCAATTATTAACCATTAGGGATGGAAGTGATGTATACACAACTCAATATCCATTTGTTTCTATTGGAACAACTACTGGTATTGGAACATTTAAATCTAACGTTACAGATGCGATAAGAATACAATTTATTCCAGACTCTCAATGGAATGGGCAAGAAATTAATATACAAAGATTTGATGAAATAATTTATACTGATAGTGATAACTTAAATGTAGCTCCAGATCTAACTTATGGTTCAATCACCGAATCATTATCTATTTTTGAATATATATCAGCTGGTAATGATTTAGATAAAACTGTATTTGATCTAAAACATGATAATGTTCCTATTTTTGAAAAAACATTCAATCCCTCTGGAACTGGTATCAATACAACAACTGGTTTATTTACAATTACAGATCATTTCTTTGAAACTGGTGAAAAACTAATTTATAGTCCATCTTCAACATTTACGGGAATTGCTGGAACTGCGATGCAGATGTCAAATGGTTCTCCATTACCAACAGAAGTTTTTGCTGTTAGGGAAACTAAAGATACCTTTAAACTAGCAACATCAAGAGCAAATGCATTAGCAACCATACCAACAACAATTACTTTCACTGGTCAAAGTGGTGGTAATCTTCATAAATTGGAGATGTTCAAAAAACTTTCAAAGAGTGTAATACTTGTTGATGGATTAATACAATCACCATTATCATATACACCATCAACAACAACTTTACAAAGTAATGGTGGAACTGTAGGAACTGGAAAAACTATTTTTAATGTTGTTGGAATATCCTCCATTATACCGACTTCAATTTTAAAAATAAATGATGAATATTTAAGAGTTAATTTAGTTGGTATTGGTACAAGTAATTCTGGTCCTATAAGTGGAATTGGAACTTATAATTTAGTATCTGCTCAACGTGGATATGTGGGAACAACAACTGCTTCACACAGTGATGGGGATACTGTTAGACTTTATTCTGGGTCATTCAATATAATAGGTAGTAAAATTCATTTTACAGATCCACCAAAGGGTGCTGCTACAACTAACAAAAACAGATCTAATCTTAGTTTCCCACAATCAACTTTTGATGGAAGAGTTTATTTAAGACAAGATTACACAAATAATAGAATTTTTGATGACATTTCTCAAAATTTCAATGGTATATCCACATCATTTACAATGAAAGTTGGTGGTGCGAATACAACTGGTATTACAACTGGAAGCACTCTTATTCTTTTAAATGGAATATTCCAACAACCATCAACTTCAAATAATTCAAGTCAAGATTATACTTTCTTCCAAACTGGTGCTGGACATACTGGAATTACAAGTGCCATATTTACTGGTATAACAACTGTTAAATCTGATGGATCTGCTGGAACTATAGTTCAAAGTACTTCAGATGTAAATTCAAATCAACTTCCTAGAGGTGGAATAGTTGTATCAGTGGCATCTACAGGTGGAATGGGAGTTGCTCCACTTCAAGGAGCGATTATAAGACCTTTAATCGGAGCTGGTAAGTCAATTAGTGGATTCATTGGAATTCCAACCACTGGAGCGTCATTAGCAATTAGTACAGCCTCATATGATAATGTATCTGGAGAAATGCAGATTACAACAGAAACTGATCATAATTTTAGATATCCAAATGAATTTGTAAGATTGCGTGATTTAGAATTTACCTGTAGTGGATATTCTGGAGCTGGTACTACTACAATATTCCCAGATACTATCAATGATAAACCATTTTCCATAATTTCAATAGAATCTAGGAATCAATTTACTGCGAATGTAGGGGTAAGCACTATTCCACATACATTCTTAGGGTCTTTTGGACCTCTTGGAAGAACTGGTATTGCCTCAGCTTATTATGCTGATTTAAATATAGGATCTGGATATTTTGCCTCTGGAATTGGTGTAACAGTTTCAGTAGAAGATTTAGAATTTGAACATAGATTTGTAAGTTCTGGTATCAATTCAATTACAGCTAACTCTGGAGGACCATTTACAGCAACTAACGCTGAGTATGTTTCTTCAACAGGAGTTTTAACATTAACAATTCCTAATCATGGATTAACAGTGAGTAATACTCTTGGAATTACTACAGGAGGATTGGTCTTTACTTGTTCTAGAGATAATTTCACAACCGTTCATCCGTATCCGAGACCAACTGATCCAGCCGCTGGTGTTGCTTTAACTATTACGTCTGTATCCACAAATCAACTCACAGTGAACGTTGGTCCTGGCGGTGGATCAGGAACAGGAGCAAATGTAACAGCAGCTGTTGGTGCTGGTGGAACTTTAACTTTTGATGTTACAAATGGTGGAAGTGGTTATGTAAATCCAGTGATAACAGTATCACCACCTTCATATGAAAATTTACCAGTAGTTGGAGTTTCTAGATTGGGAGTTGGTGCTACCACAGAACTTGGAAATGGAACTTTAGTTAGTGTTGAAGTTGGAGCAGGAACTTCAGTTGGAATTGGAACAACTTTAGTTTCAGTAAAATCATTTAAAATTGTAAATTCGGGTTTTGGATATAAAGTTGGAGATGTATTTAAACCAGTAGGATTAGTTACATCATCTCAACTTTCACAATTAGTAAGTGATTTAGAATTTACTGTTACTGAGACGTTCACAGACAAATTCTCATCATGGGATTTTGGTGAATTTGATTATATTGATTCAATATATTCTTTACAAGATGGTCAAAGAGTAAGATTTCCATTAAAATATGAAGGAAATATAGTAAGTTTTGAAAAAAATGATGATGATCCACAATCATCATTAATAGATTTAGAACCATTACTTTTAATATTTGTTAATGGAGTTCTTCAAAATCCTGGTGAATCTTACATATTTGAAGGTGGTACTTCTATTATATTTGCTGTAGCTCCGACAGTAGACGATAATATTGATATATTCTTTTATAGAGGAACTATTGGTGTTGATAGTAAAAGTGTAAGTATTAAACAATCTTTAAAGAGGGGTGATGTAATAACTCTTACTAAGGGTAAATTTGACAATACAAAACCATCACAAGATCCAAGAACAATCACTGCTTTACCTCAATCAGATACAGTTAAGACAAATTTATATTATGGTCAGGGAATCGAACCAAATGTAGGTGGTAAATTTAGACCTTTAAGATGGGCAAAACAAAAAGTCAACAAAGTAATTGATGGTGAAATTGTTTATAAAAATAGAAATCTTTATGAACCTTTAATTTATCCAACATCTAGAATTATCGCAGATGTAGCACCTAGCGATACTAATATATTTGTTGATAATGCTCAATTCTTCGATGAAGATGGGATAATAAGTGATAATAAATCTGATGGTCTGATTTTCCCATCTGGTAGTGTAGTAGCAGCTGCGATTACTGCTATCGTTTCTGCTGCTGGAACTATAAGTTCATTGTCAATTGTAGATGGGGGTCAAGGATATGTTGGATCTTCAACTTCTTTGGTTATCGGTATTCCAACTACTGGAATTGGAGTTGGAGTTGGAACAACAGCAACAGCAACAGCAACAATAACTAATGGTGGTATTACTACTACAACAATTGTAAATCCAGGTTTTGGTTATACTTCAGATATTCCACCACAGGTTATCGCACCTACACCAATCTTACAAACTGAATTAATTCAAAATATTACGTCTGTTGAAGGATTCTCAGGTATTGTTACTGGAATTACTACAGCTCTTGTGCCTGTTGGTGCAGGACAAAGATTGGGAATGGAATTTCATCTAAGTAAAGATAGTGGAACTTATGCTAATCTAGCAGTTGGATATCCTATTTACATTTATGATACGACTGTTGGGTCAGGTGTAATATCACTATGGAATAATAATGAAAATAATGTTGTTGGTATTGGAACAACTTTCTTAGATTGTGTGTATCGTATCAGAAAAATTAGTTCTGTTGGAACTAGGGGTCTTGTTACCTGCTTTGTATCTTCAGGTCTTACTACATCAACAATTGGAAATTATAACGCTGCTGGTATAGCGACTGTGAGTCCTATTGGAATTAATAGTCAAAGTCCAACACCACTTGGTAAATTCAGTTGGGGTCGATTAACTGGAATCACAAGAAGCACATTACCAATATCTATTGGTGTTACTGGATCAACAATTGGGTTGTCCACAGCACTTGGAATAACCACCTTCCCAACCATTCAAAGAAGGGGTGATGGATTAAATGATAGTGGTGCTTTAAATATATAAGAATTAATGGTATAAATATAGAAAAAAGCTGATAATATGGCTGCAATTGTAACAGATCAATTTAGAATTCTAAATGCTAACAACTTTATAGAGACTGTGGAGAATTCTGCGAATTCTTATTATATCTTTTTAGGTTTAACAGATCCAGGAAGTGGTAAGTATGGAAGAAAGATAAACGAGAGCGGATGGAACACTGACACTCCAGTTCCAGAAGATAGTATCAATGATTTAAATCATGCATCGGATACTATGATTTTTGGTAAGAGAGTTACAAGTGATAATATTCGAAGATTAGTTAAAAGAAGGGACTGGGCTGCTGGAACCAGATATAACATGTATCGTCATGATTATAATTCACAAAATCCAGCACCAGTATCAGATGCTCAAAGATTATATGATGCTGATTATTTTGTAATGAATAAAGATTTTAATGTATATATTTGTATTGATAATGGTTCTTCAGGAATTAACACCAATGGAAATGCTTCTCAAGATGAACCAACATTCACTGGACTAGAACCATCTAGAGCTGGTGAAAGTGGAGATGGATATATTTGGAAATATCTTTTTAGTGTTTCTCCAAGTGATATTATAAAATTTGATTCAACAGACTTTATTTCAGTTCCAAGTAACTGGTCTACAACAACAAATTCTCAAATTAAAGCCGTTAGAGAGAATGGTGATTCTACGATCAATGGGAACCAAATTAAAAAAGTATATATTGACAATCAAGGAAATGGATATAAAGATGGTTTGGGTCAAGAAGTAAGTATTCTAGGTGATGGATCGGGAGGTAGAGTTGTTTTAGACATAGAACAAAGTAAAATTACAGATGCTGTAGTTTCTTCTGGTGGTAAAGGATATAGTTTTGGAATAGTTGATTTGGGAACATTAAACACAGGTGTAAATACAGCAGCTGGAGGTGTATTTGCAAAATTAATTCCAATCATACCTCCAGGAAAAGGTCATGGTTCAGATGTATATGGAGAACTAGGAACTGACAAAGTTTTACTTTATGCACGATTTGATGATAAGGATAAAGATTTTCCTGTTGATACTAAATTCGCTCAAGTAGGTATTGTTAAAAATCCAACTTCTATAGGGTCAACAAATATATACACAGGAAGTTCATTTTCATCTCTAGGAGCCATTAAATTTGAAGATAATACAACAGTTGCTCCGATTGTAGGTGAAGTTATTAATCAACAACTACCTAATGGTAATAAAGCATATGGAATTGTATCATCGTATGATGATGATACAAAAGTTTTGAAATATTATCAAGATCGTTCTTTGTTTTTCAATCAGTCATCAAACGATCAAACAGATCGTATTGGTGTTTCAACTGCTGCACTGTTTTACAGTTTTGATAATGATACAACAAGTGGTGCTGTTCCAGCAAACGTAGAGTCTGTAAGTGGTTTTACTGGTAAAATCCAAACTACATTTAGTGGAATTACCACAAATCCAACTGGAACAAAATTAATTAGTCTAGGAACTGAGTTTACTGATGGTCTTTC